CTTCTTGCTGGTGAAGATCTTTCTGAGGAATTCCAAGAGAAAGCACGTACCATCTTTGAGGCTGCAATCAGATCTAAGGTTGCAGAAATCAAAGGAGAACTTCAAGAAGCATACGAGCAATCACTTGTAGAAGAACTTGTTGCTATTAAAGAAGAACTCACCGATAGAGTCGATGCATACCTTGAGTATGTTGCCGACGAGTGGGTTTCAGAAAATGTTCTTGCTGTTGAAGCAGGACTCAAAACTGAGATGACCGAATCATTCCTTGTTGGAATGAAGAGTCTTTTTGAAGATCATTATGTAACAATCCCTGAAGATAGATATGATGTACTCAATACTATGGTAGAAAAACTTGATGAAATGGAAGGAAAACTCAACGAGCAAATTCAAAGAAATGTTGCTCTAAATCAAAGATTAGCCGAGTCGGTTGCTGATGTAATCTTCTCCGAGGTCTGCGAAGGTCTTGCACTTTCACAGAAGGATAAACTCGCTTCTCTTGCTGAAAATGTTGAGTTTGATGGTGAAAAGAACTATCGTGAGAAACTAGTAACTTTGAGGGAATCGTATTTCCCATCTAATGCTGGTACTCAAAGAAATCATTCAGAGAATCTCTCTGAAAGTACTGAATCCGTTTATCAACCAGTATCTGGTCTGATGGAATCATATATTCAGACTCTGAATAGAGTTTCGAGAAAGTGATTTTAAATCATAAGCAAATCAAACTAACTTTTTAAAGAGGAAAAACAAATGCAAATGTTCAATGCAGAACATCTGCAGGAGAAGTGGGCACCACTCCTAGACCATGCAGGTCTTGGGGAAATCAAAGATTCTCATCGTAGAATGGTAACCGCAGTTCTCCTGGAGAACCAAGAAAGAACACTCCGTGAAGAGAGTGAGTTTCTTTCAGAAGCACCAACCAACTCAGGTAATGGAGTTGGTGGATCAGGCGCTTTCGGTGGTAGCGCATCTTCACCTGTTGCAGGTTTCGACCCAGTTTTGATCTCCTTGATCAGACGTGCAATGCCTAACTTGGTCGCCTATGACCTCGCAGGTGTTCAACCAATGAATGGTCCTACCGGACTTATCTTCGCAATGCGTTCACGCTACACCAGTCAGAGTGGTACTGAAACATTCTTCAACGAAGTAGATACAAGATTCTCTTCTCAGAATACTACTAATAGTCTTACCCAAACCGGTATCGGTACTACTGCTGCTCAGTCCGGAACTAATCCATCAGTTCTTAACGATGCATCTCCAGGTACATACAACCTTTCAGGTGGTATGGCTACTGGTGACTCGGAGAACCTTGGAACCACTGCTGGTGGTCAGTTCAACGAAATGGCATTCTCAATCGAGAAAGTCACCGTTACCGCTAGAACAAGAGCACTCAAGGCTGAGTACTCACTTGAGCTCGCTCAAGACCTCAAGGCAATCCACGGTCTGAATGCAGAAGCTGAGTTGGCCAACATCTTGTCAACTGAGATTCTTGCCGAAATCAACCGCGAAATCATCCGTACCATCTATAATGTTGCTAAGCCTGGTGCTCAAGCAAACGTTGCTACTGCTGGTACTTTTGACCTTGACGTTGATTCCAATGGTCGTTGGTCAGTTGAGAAGTTTAAGGGACTTATCTTCCAAATCGAGCGCGATGCAAACGCAATTGCACAGCAAACTCGTAGAGGAAAGGGTAATATGATCCTCTGCTCGGCAGACGTTGCTTCGGCACTCACCATGGCAGGTGTTCTTGATTACACCCCAGCACTCAACGCTAATCTTAACGTTGATGACACCGGCAACACCTTCGCAGGTGTTCTTCAAGGCAAGTATAAGGTCTTTATCGATCCTTATGCTGCTAACGTATCTGCTAACCAGTACTATGTTGTTGGTTATAAGGGTTCTTCCCCTTATGACGCAGGTATCTTCTACTGCCCTTATGTTCCTCTCCAAATGGTTCGTGCCGTTGGTGAGAACACCTTCCAACCAAAAATTGGATTTAAGACTCGTTATGGTATCGTTGCTAACCCATTTGCTAAAGGTTTCAGTGATTCCAATCCTGGAGTTGTTGAAGCTAACACTAACGCATACTACAGAAGAGTCAAAGTAACCAACTTGATGTGAGCCTTTCTCACATTTCTTCAAAGAGGGTCCTTCGGGACCCTCTTTTTTTATCTAAATAAAAATAAAACATTATGGCGTCACCATTTGCCAAGCAAATAGACAATAGAAATTTTCTATCACCAGTTGGATTTAAGTTTACTTTGGCAAAGGAACCTAAAGTAACATTTTTTTGCAACTCAACAAGAATTCCGGAAATTAATTTAGAAGTTGTACAACAACCATCATACCTAAAAGATATTGATGTACCAGGTGATAAATTAACCTATGGCGACTTATCAATCAGATTTCTAGTTGATGAGAATATGGAAAATTATATGGCCATTCATAATTGGTTAACTGGTCTTGGTTTTCCAGAAACAACAGAACAATTTGCAGAATTAACAACAACAGATACTGGATTAAGAGATCAAAAATCAGCATTTAGTGATGGTAGTTTGTATATTCTCAATAGTAATTATAGAAATACTGCGGTTGTTAAATTTAAAGATTTATTTCCAGTATCATTAACATCATTAGAGTTTGATGCTACACCAAATGATGTTCAGTACTTTACAGCAGAGGCATCTTTCAAGTATACTGTCTATAATATCCTAGGAACCAACAATCAACCACTATGAATCTTGATGAAATTCAGGAAATGTGGCAGAGAGATTCTGTCATTGATCCTGATAACCTACACGATGAATCACTAAAAATTCCTCAACTACACTCAAAATATTACACACTTTATAATACAATTACTCTTCTTCGTGAGAAAGCACGGGATACTTGTAACAGAGTTCGTCTAGAACGTTATAACTACTACACAGGAAAGGCACCAGCAGAGGTCTACGTAGAGGACCCATTTCCGTATAAGGTGAGGGAGAAGGACGCAATAGAGAGGTATATGAGTGCCGATGAAAGACTTTCTAAAATTGATTTGAAGATAAAATATTATGATATTATGCTTAAGTTTCTAGAAGAAGTCATTAAGATGATTACGAATAGAAATTACTCCATCAAGAACGCTATAGACTGGCACAAGTTCACGGCAGGTTATAACTAAATAAAAATAAAACCTGATGAAAACGTTTCCACAATTTATTTTAGAAGCACAATCTAGAGGAGATGCGGAAAAGAAGCGTCTTGCAAAGGACAATCCAGATGATTGGCGTGTAAGAAATACTGGTAGTGATAGTTGGACTACTAAAAGAAAAAAATCAATACAAGGACAGGGTGAGAGAAGATCTCAAAATCTAAAAGCAATCAGTAAAAAAGAACTTGAAGATCACGCCAAAAGAAATCTTTATCCAAGTCCTTCAAAAACTGCAAATAAAGCTTTAAAAATTGAAAGGCAGCGAAAAAAAGATCAGAGAGCAGATGCACAAAGTAAATCAAAAGAAACTGGTAATCAGTATGATGTAGATCATATCCAAGCACAAGCAAATAGGAAAAAAAACTCTGATAGATGGCACAATATACATCCAGGAGATGCTGCCGATAATAGAAGAGTTATTCCACAATCGGACAATCTTACTAAAAATTCAAAAGATGCTGGCGGAAAGAAAACCACCAGAGCATCAGTTATTAGAGCAGCACTTCAACGAGCAAGAGAAAACTAACACTCAAATAAACCAAATAAATACTCATAACTGATACGTTATGAATGTCTCATTTGGTGATATCAAAGAAGAATGAGGTTTATCTGCAAATAGAGGCAGAACCTCATATCTACTATGAGTTGAAAGATACTTTTCAATTTGAAGTTCCTAATGCAAAGTTTTCCCCCGCTTATAAGAATAAGTGGTGGGACGGATTCATTTATTTGTTTAATGTAGATGCAAAAGAAATCTATGTTGGTCTTTTAGACCGGGTAATTCAGTTCTGTAAGGATCACGAATACACATACGAATTCACCGACAATAAGTTTTATGGACTTCCTTTTGAGATAAATGAGAACATCTCAAAGGAAGGTGTAAAAGATTATATGACTGCCATTAGTAAACACGCCCCACGCGATTATCAAGTTGAGGGAGTATACGACGCTTTAAGACATAATCGAAAGTTATTGATATCTCCAACTGCTTCTGGAAAGTCGTTGATGATATATTCTGTTGTGAGATATTACGTTGAGAGACAACAAAATATTCTGATAGTTGTTCCGACGACTTCCCTTGTAGAACAAATGTATAAAGATTTTGAAGATTATGGATGGGATGTTGGTTCATTTTGCCACAAGATCTACGCAGGAAAGGAAAGAGAAACTGA